TTGTTGAATTAAACAAAATCCCAACCCGGTTATTGCCTGTCCCGTCTGTTGCAAATGCAATTCGGCGGTTACCGCTTGAAGGCTGAGGAGCACTGGCTGACACAAATAGGGAGCCTTGGTCCTGCCGATACCAAGCAGAGAAGTTGCTACCACTAATGCTGGCCACGTCAGCACTGCGGGTGACCGTGGCGGCGGTGGTGGGGATGTAGCTGGTGGGGAAGGCGCCGGCTTCTAACTGGGCGCCCCAGACTAGGAACTCGTTACCAGACGCTGCTGCGTAGTTGACAATCGTCGTTGTTGCATCGGTTGACTTTGCAGTAACTGAAACGCGATACCAGTCGTTGGGGTAGCGAGTTATTGATGAAGCAATAACAGGAGCGCCATTACTTGTAACAGTGCCTGCAGATAAGTTTACGGATACAGAAGCTGCCAAAGGCGTGCTTCCAAAACGCTCAAAACCTACTTGGCTGATAACCCCAGTTCCCGCGATACTTTTCAGAAATACTGAATAAGTGTAAGTTGTTGCATTTGCAATGCTAATGCCACTCCTAAAGTTGCCGCCCCCGGTTGATATGATCTTGTCTGCTGTTGTCGTAACGTCAGGAGCCACTCCGTCATTGGCAATAACAGTCGCAGCGACCGGCCCCCAAGGAGATGTGTGCATCGCTTCTGATGCTGTCATCAAGTTCGTCCTCTGCTCCTCCACCAGCAACCCCAGGCACTCGCCGGTCACCGGGTTGTGGTCGAACCTGGGCACGTTGTTGGCTGCGGTCTTGATCAGACCGTCGGCATCGACGTAGGTGCCGCTGCTGGCGCGGGTGAAGGTGATCAGGTTTTGGCCGGTGACGCTATCCAGCAGCGTGCGGTTCTCTGCAAAGTTCAGGTCCAGCGTGGGTGCTGCGCCAGCCGTTTCCCACAGCGGAACACCAAGCCCTCGATAGGGCACTGTTCTCGGTGAAGACAAGCCAGGCCCCACCAGAGCAAATCGAGAGGCGCCGCTACTCAGCATGATGGTGTCAGTCACGGGAGGATGTAGGCGTCACGGTTGCCCTGCCATAAGCGTAGAAAAAACTCTTTTGACTAGTCTTTAACTTCAAGTCCCACACGTAGTCTCCCTGCGCAAGTCCCGAAGTCTGAGAAGCGGTCAGCGTTGTTCGGAGTGTGCCCGACGAGGCGTCAAGAATGACGCAGCCCATTGAAGCCGCCACGGCGCTGCCATAGTCGGTTCGCACATCAGCGTCGAACGAGTAGCCAGTCAGATTCAGGACCTTGCTGAAGTAGTAGAGCGCTGTCGTTGATATAACAGTGAAGTCCAGCTCGCTGCCGCCGCTGGTGGCGCTCACCTTGAAGGCACTGGTCGTCAACCCGCTGGCGATGACGTAGTACGCGACGCCACCTTCGATCCCGCAAGGCAGTTCACCATCTTCTGCGCTGAACGCAACGCGATCGCCTGCCGCCAGCTTGTGGCACGGGCTTGTGATCACATTTGTGGCATCATTTACCGTACAGCTTTTGCTGAACTGCGTGATGATGTAATCCTGCTCATAGGTGCTGTCCTGCAGGATTTCAATATTCTGCTCGGTCGGGTAGATCATTGCACCCCGACCTTGGCTGATACCGTTGGCGTGCCGCCGCTGATACTCACCAGACGCAGCCGCACGAATGCTACGGGTGCATAGACCGTATAGCCATACACGCCATTGGCGGTGATCGTCGTGTCCAGCCGGGTCGCGTCATACAGCGGGAACCAGCCTGTTCCATCGAGGCTGCCTTCCATGCGGATCACCACGTTCGTGCCGATGCTTGCCACCGTCACCTGGAACGTCAGCGCGGCGCCGGTCGTCTTCTGGGCAGCGGTCACGCCCGCTTCCGTCAGCGAGCCCAGGTCCGCTACGTCAAACTCGCTGTCGTAACCGAATGGCATGATCGTGACCTCCACTGAAAGGCTAGTGATTACTTCTGCAATGCGATTTGCACAAACGCGCCATCGTCGATCTTGCGCGTCTCGCGCACCTTGTAGGCCACGCCGCCCACGGTGATCGCATCACCCGCCAGCAGGCCGCCAAAATCCGCAGCGCGGGCGGTCAGCGTGTAGTCGGTGCTCAGCACCATGTCGCCGCTGATGACCTGCGTTGGCATGTCTAGGATGCCAAGCGCTGTCACAGCTCCAGTCGTGCAGGCCTGGCCGAAGTCCTGCAGGAATAGACTCAGATCCTCAACCATCACCACCACCTACAGAAAAGCCCCGACCGCAGCCGGGGCCAGTGTTCACGGCTCAGGGATCAGCCGTACTTCTTCACGCCCACGCCGGTCACGCTGAACGTGAACGACGGGCTGCTGGTGCCGCCGATCGTGTACTTCACCCGCACATAGCGCTTGGCGCCATCCACGTCGATCACCAGCTTCTGCCGTGAGGCGGCATCCGTGACCTGCGTGAAGGCCGCGCCAGTGATGGCGGTGTAGTCGGTGCTCAGCGAGTCGCTGTGCTCCACCGTCACATCCAGCGTCGGATTGGTGCCGGCGCCAGCAGCGGCAGAGTCCAGGATCAGCACCACGTCGCCGTCGTACTGACGCAGGTCAACGCCGGTGGCCTCGCCAGTGGCGGTGCGGGCGGCGACAGGGTGGAAGCTCAGGAGATCGAGCTTTTCCAGGTTCTGGGGAATCAAGGCCATCGGTCAGTCCTCGGGGTCAGGGGCGTGCTTACGGGTCCGGGTCGGCTTCACCTCCGGCTCCGGTTCAGGCTTCGGCTCAGGCGCCGGGGCAGCGGCCGTAGCCGCCAGCCCCATGCCGATCAGGTACTGCGCTTCCTGTTCCGATGTTTCGACGATGGAGCCAGCCGCGGCCGGCTCACCGCTGATCATCACGGAGCGCAGGATTTCAATGTGCGCCATGATCAGGTGCCGTAGGTGAAGGCCACAGGCTGCTTGACGGCGAAGTCAACGTCCTGCATCGCGATGATGCGAACGGTGCCTGCAGTCGATCCGGCGTAGGGATCCACCATCAGATCCAGGCCGCTCCACATGCCCATGATCATCATGGAGAAGTCGCCGAACAGGGCATCATTGCTCTGCAGCTGGTTAGAGACGATGGCCGGGTAGCCATTCACCTCGCCGTTCTCCCACACGAAGCCGGCGGCAACAGCCGAAGCATTCTTGGCGGTGGACTTCAGGGCGCCACGGGCAGCGGCGTTCATGATGTACCGCAGGCTGCCGGCGTCAGCGTTGGCGCTGGCGATGGAGGTCTCCATCCCGATCAGCTCAGCGAAGGTGCCGTAGTTGGTCAGGGTGGCGGAATGCACGCCGGTGGTGTTCACCAGGCCCAGCGGCTGATTGCTGGTGCCGGTGCCGTAGATGCCAGCACGGTCCAGCTCCAGCGCGATGACACGAGCCAGGTCGCTGCGAACCATGGCCTCAACATCAATCGAGGACTGCAGCAGCAGGCGGCGGCTGTAATCCACGAAGGCGCCGACGGTCTTCGGCGACATGTTGATCTGGTCGATCGCCTGCTGCGATTCGCTGGGCGGCTGATTTTCGCCGACCCAGTAGGCGGTCGAGGCGCTGGTCTGACGCGGAATCGCCACGTTGCCCTGCAGACCGCTCAGCATCGTCACGCCAGCATTGGCGAGCGCGAGGCGGTTGCGGAGCAGCTCAACGAACGAGCCGGTCAGCAGATCGGTGGAAACGGTGTTACCACCGGCGGAGGCGGTGCCGACGGTCAGATCACGGGCGAGGATCTCGTTCGGCACCACGATGCCGTTGCTGGAGCGCTCATACTTCTCAGCCGCAGCGCGACCCACCTCGATCTCGAACTTCGCGGCCTCGGTGGCAGCGCGATCACCAGGGTTGGCGAGGTAGTTGAGAGCGCGGACGAAGCTGAACCGCTTCACTTCCTTCTCGGTCAGGCCGATTTCCGGCGATTGGGTCACAACAGGAGCGGTCACGGCACCTCGGGCAGTTTGCTTGTCCAGGAAGGCAGCGCGGGCCTCGTTCAGGTCCTTGCCGCCGTCGATCAGCTCGCGAGCCAGATCGGTCATCCCCAGCCGGTCGCCGAGGGCTTGAATCGAAGCGATGCGGGTCCGCTCGGCCTCAATGGCCTGCGACCGGATCACCTCAGGATCGAGAGTGGTCTCCATAGGTTTCTTGGGTGATGCGGCACAGGCCGCGGAATCAGGAATAGCTTCCTGGGGAATGTTATTGAGATCGGGAAGACTTCTTCCCAGGCCTACCGTCTGATCAGCAGGGATGCTCACCAGGCTGGTTTCCAGTGGCGTCCATTTCGTGACGACGATCCGCCCGTCAAGCTCCACCGCATCGTCAATCGAGTAGGCGAAGCTGACGTTGCGCAGGATGCCATCCTCCACGTCCTGCCGCTTCTCCACCGCAAACGCATTGCGGCTCCAGCGGGTCTTGCAGTAGCCGCGGCGGTCGCCGTTGATGCTGGCGGACTCCAGCACACCCAGCACCTTGTCCGGGTCGTGGTTCCATAGGAATGGAGCACCGTTGTTCAGTCGTGACAGATCAGCGGCACCAGGGTCATGGCTCAGCACTTCGGTGCCGAACCAGCGCTCCACCGGCTGCTCACTGGAGAAGCTGAACGACAGCACATCACCATCGGCGGCGATCTCGGCGACACCCATGCGTTTCTGCACCAGGCTGCCGCCACCCATGCGGGCCTGCAGCTCCTTCAGGTCAACAGAGCGCGGCACCGTGACTTCCACCTCGACCTTTACGGTCGGCGCTTCGTCGTCGTCCTCCTGCTCGGCTTCGGGTTCCAGCAGTTCGTCGTCCGGCTCCAGTGCCGGATCATCCAGGCCAACGGGATTCATTGCAGGAACCTCAGCTTGTAAATGGTCGAGTTGAGCAGCGCCTGGATTTCGTCGATGGCGTTCTGGATCTCCGAATCAGGCGCCACCTCTGCGCGACTGCTTGCCAGATAGTCCGACAGCTCACTGACGAACTCCAGCGGGCCAACGGTCGGCGGTGCGTAGCCGCTCGGGTAGCTGGTGATCAGGCCGTACTTGCCCTGATACGACTCGATGACCGAATCCACCAGGTTGGGCAGGTTGTCATACAGCTCGCCCAGCGCTTCGTGCTGGCTGTAGCTGCTGGTTTGCAGGTGCAGCAGGTGGACACTTGTCGCGGCATGCAGCAGGGTCACGAAGAACTCTGCCGCCCTGGCGTTGTCGGATGATTCAGGCGGGATCATTCACTAGGCGCAGGTTGATCAACGCTAGGTAGATTCGCTGGCCACAAGCTCAGCGACAGCTGCTGCTGTAAATCCTTCTCCCGTGCGATCTGCGTCAGGTTGTCCTCTAGGTCGCCGCCGAGCTGACTCACGATCTGCGCCTTCGTCAGATAGCCCGCTTCCTCTGCCTGCCGGTAGGCCTCCACCTCCTTGAGCGGATCCACCCAGCTCCAGCCGCGGGGCTGCCAGCGTGGCGCGGTGTAGCGCTCCGGTCGCAGCTCATAGTCCGGCAGATCCAGGGCGCCGGCCAGCACACCGACCTCCAGCCAGCGCTCAAACACCCGCTGGTGGAAGTTCTCGATCAGGTACGCCTGCACCATCCGCCAGTGCTCGCGATCCTCCAGCAGGCTCAGTCGGCTGCTGCTGTAGTTCGTCTCACTGAAGTCTCGGCTGATCGTCTCGTAGCTGCAGCCGAAGCCCGACGCAAAGCGCCGCGCCTTTGACCGCACGAACATCTCGTACTGATCATCCGGTGCATTCAGGCTCGGGATCGTCACATCCTCGCCAGGGCTGAGATACCGGAACACTCCCGGCTCGAACTCCTGCACCCGCTGCTCGGCTTCTATCTCATCGCCCTGCAGCTCACCTTCGGGGCTGGTGATGAAGCCCATGAGGCTGGCGGCACTCCTGGCCCGCACCACCGCCGCCTGTTCGTAGCCCTCCAGTTGGTGCAGGTCATCCATCACCGATGCGAACCACGGCACACCGCGGCTTTGGTGCGGACGCTCCGGCAGGAACAGATGGATGATTTCCGAGGCGTCAATGAACACCCGTTCGCCATCATCCTGCCGTGGGTTGACGAAACCGAAATCGCCGGGGTGCCGTGCATGGAACGCATACCGCACCGGGCGCCCCCATTCGTTCACCTCAACGCCCATCCGCCATTGGTTGCCACTGGCCAGGGTGCTGCCCTGCCAGTTCTCATCGAGCATGTCGCTCTCGATGATCTCTAGCGCCAGCGGCACACGGCTGCGGCCGAAGCGCTGCGGCACCAGCCGGAACAACACCTCGCCGGATTCCGGCAGCGCACCAGCGGCCAGCAGCTCCATCATGAAGAAGCTGTTTTTGCCGGCCACATCGCAGCTGTCTTTGCGGCACCAGCGCTTCCATTCGGCCTCCAGCAGCGCATTGATCCGGTCATCACGCCGGCGGCCACGCAGCGCCATCACCTGCGCCTGCATCGTGACGCCACCACCGATCACATTGATCTGAGTGGTGCGCTTCGCCTGTCTGGCGTAGGGGTTGTCCCTGACCAGCTGCCGCGAGCGGTCGCGCAGCATCCGCAGGCTGGTCTTGATCTCTGCGTCAGCGCTGCTCCAGCGTGTGAACCAGTCGCTGTTGAGCCGGTTGATCCTGGCGCCGGCATACATCCGCAACGATGGCCGCCGCGGTGCCGGGGCCAGCGTGGCCGCCTGCTGTGCCTGCAGTTGCTTGATGCGTCGCTTCTTGCCCATGGCTTACCAGTGGCCTCCTGACCTGGCCGGATAGCCGATGCGCCGCGGCCCGAACCTCACGAACACGGCATGAGGGTTCCCCATGCCGTTGGCGATCATCTCGGCCTTCTTCTCCCGCGCCACTTCCGCCTTAAGGCGGCTCTGGAGCTGCAGTAGCTCGGTCAGGCTGTAGCGGGCCAGCTGCCGTTCACCGATCCGGTACTCACGCACCGCACCGCCGGTCATCAGCGCACGGATGGCGGCCGTCACGGCATCCAGGTCCTGCTCGGCCTGGCTGCGGCCATCGAAGGCGCCAGCGGTGCCGCTGTAGCTCAGGCTCGGCAGCACCGTGAGCGAGCCGGCGCCGAGCGTGGTCTTCGCGCCGTCGCTGATTGCAGTGGCGACCGCCTGGAAGAACCACGCGCCAGCATCAAAGCCGGCGCTGGTGGCGGCGTCGATCGTGAAGCTCCAGCCGGCGCCAGATGCCGTGCCGGTCACAGTCGCAGACTCAGCGTTCTTGTTGGTGCGCAGGAAATAGGTCAGGTTGTGCGTCGTGCTGGTGATCGGTCGTTGCAACGCGTCAACAGCCGCATCATCCAACCATTGCACCGTATCGCCCGCTCTGATTGTGCTGGGGATCTTCACAGCGCCACAGCTGCCGGCATGTCACAAAAGGCTAGTGATTACCAGCCGGTGACAAATCCGCTGCGACGTTGTGACGTTGGACGGCGGCGGGCGGGGATGGGCGTGGGTTGCGGTGCGGGCGCTGCTTGCTGGGCTGGCGCCTGTGGTTTCTCCTGTTGCCGCCTGCTGCCCTCCAGTTGCTTCTGAAGCTGCTCCCACACCGTCCGCCGGTCGTATCGCCTCAACAGCAGCTGCAGTGCCGCATACGCATACACCAGGCAGTCGAGCGCTTCGTTCCGGTCGCCGGACTTCTTCACCCACTCCTTCACGGTGAAGCCCTTGACCGTCCTGAGCTGCTGCTTCTCTGCCGTCAGTTGCGCGAAATACTCCTCATCCGCTGCCTCATGGAAGTGCAGGTAGCCGGGGCCTTTCACGTTGTGCCGCAGCCGGCCATAAAGCGTTGTCTTCGCGGTGTCGGTCCCGACCTGATACAGCCGCACGCTGCGCTTGAGCGTCTGGCCCTTCCAGTTGATGTCCGCCGGGCTGCCCTTGTTGATGATCGGCTGATCTCGCCGGCTGCTGCCCTTGATGCCCACCACGCCTTCCTTCGCCCTCTCTCGCGCATACATGTAGACCGACTGCGTGTGGCTGCCGCCGGTGTCCACCGCCACCTGGCGGACCCGCAGGCTGCCGCCATCGGCGTGATCCCACTCCGCCTGCAGCAGGTGATCGAGCTGGCTCCACACCTCCGGCAGCGATGGATCACCATGCAGCACCTGATGCCAGATCAGCCACGCCTCTTCCCCGGCGCCCCAGCCCCAGATGCTGCACTCCAGCCGATCATCCTGGGTGTCCACGCCAGCCGTCAGCAACAGCACGCCCGATGGGCACTGGCCAGGCTGGTACTCCTCGCGCCTAGCCAGCAATCCTTCTGCGCTCAGCTTGTTCGCATAGTCCTGCTCGAATGTTTCTCCTAGCGTCGTGTTAATGAACGTTCGCAGTTGATCCGGGTCACTTTTGACCTCTAAAAACTCCCTAACAAGCTGTTCCCACGTTGCATTTGGGCTGTAGCTGTAGCCCGCCCAGATGTGAAAGCCAACGATGCCAGGCTGCTTTGCAGTGGCAGTTGGGCGCCACTCGCCGCGATCCACCATCCACCGCTTCATCCGGTGCGGAATCTTTGCCTGGCACGCCTCGCACTCATAGGCCACCGTCTCAGGTCGGTCCTTCTCCCACTTCATCTGCTGCCACCGCAGGAGCTGCATGTGGCCGCAATCAGGACACGGCACGAAGTACCGCCGCTGATCTGACAGCTCAAACCAGCGCTCCACCCGGCTGAAGCCCTTGGTGGTCGGCGTGCTCGCGATGCCAATCTTGCGGTTCCAGTAATACTCCGATCGCTTGATGCCCAGCTTGATCTGATCACCTTCCGGCGTGCTCGCTGGGTAGCCGTCCACCTCATCGAACAGCACCACGCGCCGACTCACACGCCGGAAACCACGCGCTGAGTTCGCGCCAACCATCTGCAGCGTCCCACCAGGGAACTGCTTGGCCAGAATCGTGTTGCTGCCGTCCTTCGCCTTGGGCTCGCTGACGAGGTTGCGAAGGACCGCCGTGTCACGAATCATCGGCGCAATCTCGTCTTTGCTGAAGCCTTCGGCGTCTTCTACGGTCGGCTGGCAGACAAGAATCGGACACGGATCCTGGTGCATGTGATACGCACACAGGTGGTTGAAAATCTTTGTTGCCCCGACACGCGCCGACTTCATCCATACCACCATCTCCACCGTCGGATCAGTGAAGGCATCCATCACGCCGCGCTGATACGGCAGCGTCTTCCACTTGCCCGCTTCAGCTGCTGACTCAGCCGATAGCACCGCGTAGGTATCGGCCCACTCCGAGAGCGTCAACCGCGGCGGTGGCTTCCACTGCTGCAGGGCGAATGAATGGAGCGCTGTGTCAATCGCTTGCATGAAACAAGCGTAGGCAGAGAGTAGAGAACCCTCTGCCTACGCTGCTTCCTTGCCGCGCCCCGACAGGCCACGCCGTGCATTGCCCGGCCAAACCGTGCCTGACCATGCCGCACCTCGACTGCTCTCAATGAGAACAGCAGGGAGCCTCCGTAGAAGCTCCGTGCTGCCGTCTGCAGCCCAAGCCCAGCAACGGCTCACCGCATCGCACCCGGCCTTGCCTTGCCACTCCCAGCCCCGCCTTGTCAGACCAGAACCACCTGTGAAGGCAGCAGGGAGAGCCGAGGCCCTCCGTGCTGCTGTCGCAGCCCTTGCCGAACCCTGCCGGACCGCGCCCTGCCCTGGCGCGCCGTACGCGACCGCATCGCGCCATGCCCGGCAAAAACCATCCGTGAGGATGGCAGGGAAGGCCCGCAGGCCCTCCGTGCCACCGTCTGTGGCCCTTGCCAGGCCTGAGCTCAACCCGCCTCGCCAGGCCATGCCCAACCCCGCGCCACCCCGCCTTGCGCCACCCGGCACAACCAAAACTGCTCCCGAAAGAGCAGCGGAGGAGGCCGAAGCCCCCTGCGCTGCTGTTTGCAGCCCTTGCCTTGCCAGAACCGACCGCACCTTGCCGCGCCGGGCCGTGGCGCGCCCTAGCGTGCCTGACTGAACCGAGCCCCGCCCGCACTGGGACTTACACCTCTCGGCCGCCCAGCACATCACGCGACGGCCAGCAGGCTATTCAGCTGCTCAACCACTGGCACCACTTCGGCCTCAAAGCGACCATGCTTCGGTCGCCAGTCGCCCAGGCCCACCAGCTTGCCGGCATCGACAGCAATCTCCTCGATGTCGCGCTGATTCAGCACGTCGGGGTCATACTGCGCGATTGCCTCCAGGCTCCAGCCGCGGAAGATCGGCCGGGTGCGCATCACCTTTGCCATGCCGACGCGAACGCCGATCGTGTGGGTGAAGTCGCCCGACTCGAACATCTCGGCCAGAGTCTCATCCGTGATGGGGTCAGGCTTGCCGGTGAAGTTCAACACGGCGTGCTCCGCGAAGAACAGACCGCACTTGGCCTGCTGGCCGCGCTTGGATTTTTTCGCGCCGCCGATCATCGTGGCCTCCAGAACGTAATCAGGAATCACCAGATCATCACCAGAGCGATACAGGCCAGCCAGCCATTCCAGTCGGGCCAGCTCGTCAAGATCGGCGTCGGTTTTTTTGCGCTTGCTGCTCACGGCTTTCATTGCCTTCGCGTAGGTATTTCGCGGATCGGCGGTCTGACCGTTGTGGCACAACAGTGGGCTCACGCCCTGCAAGCGAATCTTGATCGTTGGAAGGTTGGACACGTTGCTTTCGTGCAATGGGAATCGTTGTCAAAGAAGGCGCTGCAACATGCACCGCGTCGACTTGCTTGCGTGGGTCCAACTTGAACCGCTGGCGCCTGACTGAATCGGTGATGCCGTCGTGGCATTCGGAGCAAAGTGTCAGCAGGTCTGACGGCTGCTCGTTGCCAAATGACGGGTATCGGTAGTCGGGCGGTCCGGCGTTTTTGTGGTGGACCTGAAGCGCAGGCCATCCCAGCTGCTCAAGCTGCTCGCGGGTGATCCCGCAGCATTGGCATGTGTGGCCGTCTAGATCGAGGCGTTGCTGTCGGCGCTGTCGCCATTCACGCGACAGGTAGTAGCCGCTAGGGATGCTCAAGCATGATGGAACCAGCCTCCCGGCTGGGCGTTCGTGGCCGGCCCGGAGGCCAGGGGTAGACCGGGGTACCAGCCCGGTTTGCCCCGCCCACCACTTCGGGCGGGGCCTCAGCGCGTAAGCTGCTGATGGTCAAAGCATACCACGATCAGACACATGGCGGAAGGGGTGCGGGTCCAGGTCGTCATGCCGCCATCGCTGGCCGAGGCGCTACGGGAGCGGGCCAAGCAGGAGGGGCGCACCACCAGCGCTGCGGCTGCGTTTCTGATTGAGCACGGCCTCAGGACTCTTCCGCCTCTCCCCCAGCCAGCTCATCCAAGCACTCACGAACCAGCTCCGTAATCAGCTCGACCTCCTCCAGCGACAGATGCGGGATCCTCTGCCGGATCCGGCTGGGAATGCCGAGGATCTTCGTCTTGCTCGTCGTGATGATCGTCGCCCAGGTGGCCTCCACCACCTTCCGCTCGATCAACAGGCCTTCCTTCTGCCGGCGCTCCAGCTCCAGCAGGTTCGCCCGCTCAAACTCCGTCCGCGCCCGGCTCTCGTTGTAGTCCGGCAGATCCTCGCCACCAGTCCGCGGCACGCGATCAGGAGCGCGGTCGAGGACTGATGCGGGTTTGCGTTGGCGCTTCTGCACCTTGGCGTCGAACTCGGCCATCAGCTCGGCCTCTCCCTTGATTGCAACGGCCTTCCCGTCGGCGTCCCACACCACGCAGTCAACAAGCCTGCCCCGCTTGATGAGGTCCAGCAGGGCGTTATGGGAATAGCTCCTGCGCTCGCGATGCGCGATGACTTGAGCGGCCTGATGGAAGTTCAGCCTGCATTCCATGGGGCAAGAATAGAAAAACCCTTCTGTTATGGCGTCTGACCGGGGGTCAGGGGGTTGCCGTGGCCGGAGGCGGGAAGAAACTGTTTGAGCTGATACCAAGCCGAAGCATGCGGCTGCGAAATACCGGCCGGCTCAGGCCATACCAAGGACCCGCAGTATCACACTACCGTTATCCCCGCCCCATCGCCCGGCCCAGCTCGGCCTCGAATGCCGCCGCCATCTCCCTGCGCCAGGCTTGTGCGAACGACGCCTCCACCGTCTCGCGGACTGGGAACTGCCGCTGGCGGACCTTCGGGTTCGGCTCGATGGTGAACAGGCGCCGTGTGGTGCGCTCCAGCGTGCTGCTGCGCCGCATGAAGCCCTCGCGGCGTTCGAACAGGGCCATGGTGCTGCTGCCGCGCTTGACGGGCGCCACGAAGACGTTCTGATTGCCGGCGCGAGCAGCGGCAAGGATCTGCGCCTGCTTGCGGAGCGGCACGTTACCGGCAGCGTCGATCAAGCCAGCGGAGCGAGCAGGGATCAGCACGCCACGACGACCGGCGATCTTCGATACCGACAGATCAGCGCCCTTCAGCTGCGGTCCAGTCCCGGCAGCGATCGGGTTGACGTAGCGCCCTGCTGGCGAGCCACGGCCACGGCGTTCGGTGGCAAAGCCTAGGTCAATGGTCAGGTCTGACGGCTTGGCAAAGGTCCGCTGCGGGATGCCGCCGAGCGTCCAGCGGGTCGGCGACTGAATGAAGCGTGGTGTCGCCTGCACCAGATCAGCCTGCGCCTTGCGGCCGGCTTCGGTCATGGCATTGGCGACGGCGAAGCGGATGTTCCGCTCCGTCAGCAGCGCCAGCCGGTCGCCGAGCCTGCCCAGCTCGCTGCTGTCGATCGTGACGGACAGGGCCATGGGTCAGGCTAGGCGTCAGGGCAAAGGCATCAGCAGCAGCGGTGTGCAGCCGTAGCGCTGCTGGGCGAAGGTGGTCAGCTCGGCGGCCTTGGCGTTGAGCGAGCGCTGATTCTGCGCCCGGCGCAGCGCTACCGATCCATCGCGTTCGATCTCCGCGGCGCCGGTGTCGCGACCATTGGCCTGCAGGTTGCTGATCGCGAGTTGCTGGTGAAAGAGGATACTGCGGTCCTTGACCTGCAGGGCCGAGGCCATCTGATCCAACGCCGCCTGCGCTCCGCGGTTGATGGCAGCCGAGCACGGCGGCGGCTGGTGAATGGGTGTGAACGGATCAGCGGCGACTGCAGGGCCAGCGCATAGGGCGGCGAGCAGGAGTAAAGAGTGATGGGCTATGGCCATGCGGTAACCGTAGGTCACCGCCCCTCCGGCACAGGCCTGATCGCGGTGACGCGAGCGCCTGGGTTGATCTGCCGGTAAAGCCAGCCGGCATGCCAGGTGTTGCGGCCCTGGACCTCCACGTCATGCGTGCGCAGCGGATCGCCGTTGGTGCGCACGGTGATGAGATACCTACCCCCCACTTCAGATACCCCCTATCAAGATTCCAGGAGCGCTTCCAGCTCGGCCTTCTGCAGCTCCAAGTCGGTCGGTAGATCCCAGCTGACGTACTGCTCCCGATCAGCGCTGACCACGGTCAGGCTGGTGATGCTGGCCCAGGAGCTGATCCAGTTCAGCAGCAGCTCCTGCCACCAGGGCAGCCAGGGCACGTTGCGGCCCAGGAGCCAGGAGAGCGAGGCGGAGCGCTTCATGGCGTGGGGGCTGCTGGTGGAAGGTTAGGAGCGGTCATTTCGCGCACTTCGATCTCGACGCCTTCCAGCTCGTCAGCGGCGGCGTATTCCTTGGACGCGACCATGAAGGCCACTTGGCTGTCATCGTGGAACAGAACGCCGGTGAGCCCGTCGAGGGTGGAGCGGCAGAGCTTGTCGAGATCGGGTCTGGTGGTTGGAGTGTGTGGTGCAGAAGGCTTGAGGATGCCGCGGGTGTTGTAGTGACCGCGGGGCCTGCGGAAGCGGAAGAGGAGGTGGATGTAGACGGGTTGGTCGGTGATGACGTGGCCGGTCTTGAGAGCCTCCTGTCGGACGGCTTCACGCCATGGCTTGACCTTGGCGCTGGATTCGATCATGCGGCCACCGCCAACGTGGCGTTTAGAGCCTTGCGGTGCGGGGGTGAGGCCGAGGACGTGGAAGATCATGCGATCTCTGGCAAATCGAGGGGAGTGCTGACGAGTTCCCAGCGATTGCGCAGGATCTTCTGATGACCAGCGAGGAAGGAACGGAAAGTGTTGCGTGGGAGTTGGTGTTTGGCGGCCCACTGGTAGCGAGAGGAGACCGTGATGCGTTCTCGACTGCGTTGGCGAATGTCGCGCACGATCCAGGCGGGCTCGTCGCTGGGATCAGGCATGTCGACGGCGGAACGCTTGGCCCACCAGATGAAGGTGCCGCCGGCGTTGGAGATGGAAGTGCGGCGAATGAGGCCGCGGCGTTCGAGGGTGCGGAGTGAGCGGTTGAGGGTGGAACGATCGGTGCCGAGGATGGTGGCGAGCTGATGTAGGTCCTGCCACCAGCCCGGGATGATCTGCTCGAGCTGCACGAGGC